CCTTCAAAAGCAATCAATTTACTCATTTCATCCTCATCCAATTTTTAATCAAATCATCTTTAATCATACCTTGCCTTATTAATTCAATTATATATTCTCTAGCTTCCTCCAATGTCAATATATCCACATTACGTTTAATTGTCGCAAGTTTAAATTCTTGCTCCATTGTTAGCTGTGTTGGTTCCATTTCCGTTGTTATAAGAATATCAACACATAGATTATATCAAAAAATATTTTGATTTTTATATCTCTTTAATACAGAATCAAAATATTTTTTTGATTTACCTGTTGCCAATTGCTCCTGATAATGGATTTAATTTGCCAATGCGTATAGTATAGAAATATATAAATACAGCAGGAGATGGCACAATGCGCGACTATATAAACAGAGTCCCCGACTATGGGGAAAAGAAAAAGCCTCACAATCTGAGTTTGACCGACACGGCGTGGCAACGGCTTGATAAATTAGCTGCGCTCTTGGGAGTGTCCAGGAGTGAGTTCGTTGAACGCCTATCCCGTGGAGCGATTGCCCCACAAGACTTACAAGCCTTTTATAAAATTTTTTTAAAAAAGGGTTGACAATTTCTAAAGTATGCGTATATTATAGAATTTATAAACACGCACAGAGGACAAGACAATGGCAACTACAACCGCAGCAAAAACCAAAACCACCAAAACCCCCAAAACCCCCAAAACCCCTGAGTGGAAATGGAATGCGGTTTTGGGGTGTGATGCCCTAAAACTCCCTACAAAGGGGTATTGCGTTGACAACAGAGGAACCGTCTGGAAAGACGGCGACTCCATTGGTAGCGTCACCCCGTTACCAAATTCAGTTAAGGTGACACCCCTAGAATGGGTTGTCACCCACGAACAAAAGCAGGAATCCGTTTCCTGCGAAAAACTACACGGTAGTTACCAAAAAACCGCCCGCCCCACCCGTCGCAAAGAATCCCCCGATGGGATGCGGGGGTCGTCAAACATGATTGGGAGCGAGCCCAGTAAAGCCGTATTCGTCGCGGACGAATACGAGGTTTTAGTCACCTACTCGGTAACTAAAGCCGTAAATCAATTTGGGGAAATGATAGAGGGAAAACCCAAATTTCCTTCCCCCACGGCCATTGCCTATGAAACGGGCTATGGGGAAATCACGGAATATACTGTGGCGGATTTGGCAGTCTTAGACTTGCCTACCGAAAAAGTGGAGAAGGTCTACACTCCCCAACGGGAGCATTTTTACACAGAAGCAATCAAGGTTATTGAAAAATACCTGGAGGATTTAAATAAACCCTCGACGGGTTTATTGAAAGTCGGGGACATTATCAATCACCCTGTCTATGGACAGGGAACCGTGACCAAAGCCTTTGGGACTAAAAACCCGCTATATCAATCCGTTTGTGCGGATTTTCCCTGCGGAAATAAGATGACAGCAAAGTGCGATCTTGTTGACTAAGACAGCGACCGCAGGCCCCTGACTGGGTTCGATTCCCAGTGGTCGCATTCCCGAAAGGGATTTAACCAACACAAAGGAGCACCATGACACTAGAAAAGGGGTTGAAAATCTCCTCAGACTACAAAAAGGCGGTGGGGGCGTACAGAACCCAGATGGAGGAGTCTGGGTACGTCCTGAGTACCTTTAATGGTACTGACGTATTTATACACAAGGATTTTCTAGCTTTCGCTAAGGAGGCTGAGATGTATTCGGATTTCCCCGATGGGGCGATCCTAGAATATGTTTAAGTGATCGCAGGTTAGCTCCTAGCAAAGATGGGTTTTACACAGTAACTAAACCATAAACAATCAAACAAAAGAGAGGTTTAATTAAATCATGAATCTAAATCACGGATTGACTGCAACAGGGCTAAATTATTGGGAAGATGATAGCAAAACCCATTTGATTCAACAAACCGCGCCCCGAAACGCTATCTATGTTTATTACCGTAATTATAAGGTTATTGATTGTGGTACTCCCAATAATTTAGCATCAAAACACGGATTTACACTTGTAGGAAAAGTTGATAAACCATTTTTATCTTATGGTTAATGCCCATTAACTGGGTGAGGGTGGTTAAATACCCAAAAGGCTACTTGGTCGCTGCCCCTTCTGTGGAAGCGATCGCATAAGGAAGTACGGACGCACCGAGTCCAAGAGACAGAGATGGCATTGCAAGGATTGTGGAAAAATGTTTTAAAAATCAAACCCTCTAAATATTTAGAGGGTTATTTTTATTTAGTTGGCTTGGGATTGGTAAGAATACCTCCCTTTGGTGAACTCTTAAAATACTCACTTTCCAGTATGTCAAAAATACTTGCCTGTCCATTCTTGTCTCTTGGCAATTCTTTTGGCGGTGGTTTTATAATGTCGTCATCACAAATAAAAACAAGGTTAATTTTCTCGCCACCATAATAAGACTTAAACGCTTCAGTCAATGCGTTTGAATGGCGATGAGTAGAGGCTAGTTCTTTTATAGCAGAGTTACCGATCTTTATAATGGCAACCCCTTCTACAACAGCCATTAAACGAGTTTGCTGTCTAAAAAGGGCTCTTGTACCCCGTGGCTGCACGTTATCTAGTATTGCCTGATAATCAGGAAAGTGATAGGCTATTTGACCCCCAAGGAGTGAGAGTTCTTTTAGTGCGGATGCGTATCTATCCGTTGGTGTAGTCATTTTTTATTAATGCTTACTTAGGTTTAACCCCTCTAAATATTTAGAGGGTTATTTTTTGATTATAGGGATAGGGATGTTGATTTTGTATCCGCCTGATACAGAATTAAAAATAATTAAAGTTATGGCTTGACATTCTAAGAAGTGGGGGTTAATGTAGAGAAAAGGCAAGGGCAAAGTCCTGATTTCGCGGTCTAACTCCACCCTTGCAGTGAACAAGTCACTAAGAGGATCTTATCATGTCACTCAACTCAAAAAAATCCCCGTTGGCAGTCCGAGTCCGTAATGCTTCTACTCTACAAGAGGCAATGTTTGAGGAAGGTGTTGACCTCGTAGCGGGTCAGTTAGAAATTATCTTCAATACCAATACCCGCGAACTAACGTGGGAAGAAGTCGAATACATACAATCACTTTTTACAGCACCTAATTTTCGATGGGAGTCAAAATCTTTTGATGTTGAAATCTTTGAACAATTAATTAAAGATAAGTCGAGAGGGGCGCGGTTTATCGCCTATCAGGTAGTAGAAGCCGAGAAGCAAGACAAGCAATTTGACATGACACAAGCCCGAAAAGATTGGGCTGCAACCAAAGAGCTTCGGCGTTGGGCAAAGTCCCGAACTGAAGATTTAGCCCTTTGTGGGTTGGGCTATAAAAAAGTTTTAACAACTAATGGATGGGAACCACTATCTCGTCACGTCAACAGTTACACAGGCGAAAAAGAGGAAGACTGCGAACAAATCCGTTTTGCTGTGGATACCGGAACGTTGTTAGGTTTGGGCATCCGCTTTGACTGGCAAGCCGAGCGATTTCTGAACCTCTACAAAGAGGTAATGAACTCCAAGAGGTCATGGGGTAGTTGCTATCAGGTTGACCATGCGAAAGTATTGGCGATCGCAACAACTTCTAACTTTAATCGGTTGCCATTGTGGGTTAAAAAGCAATTAGTCAACGCCGATGCGTTTGAAGTTAACGCCGAACGAGTTGGCAATATTTGGCGGCTCCGAGACTGTGCTAAAGCGTGGAAATGGTGTGGAAATTTACCCAAGGGTATCGCAGAACGGATCGGACGGATGACGGTTAAAAGCCGTTTCCTTGCCAAGTTAGCTTGGGAGGAAATCAATCAAGGTGTTAGCACCGGATGGAAGGGCTACCATTCCCTAGGATGGAAGTCTGCATGGCGCGGGGAAACTTACAACCGCCATGAATTGACAGCAGCTTTTTGGGCAAAATTCCGAGAATTGTCTCGGATGCCATTTGTTGAACTATTACCTTTGTTTATGGTTTACGGTAATGGCGACCGATACACCAAAAAATACTATCAAACGCTTTTAGAGGTAGTGTTAGAACTCCCTTATCAAACACTTCCCTGGACTTGTTTAAATCGTCGGGACAATCAAGACAGTCTGCTGTTAGGGTTAGCTGACTACCTGTCCCCTCAACAGGCTTGCAAACACCTTTTTGGAGTGTCAGGAAAAGCCACTCTCAAGGCTTTTCAACAGTCCCAACCCGAAGCCCGTCAATGGGCGGTGGTGTTGGCTCATGGCAATGCTGATTTACTTCAAAAATATTTCACCGTGACTAATTGTATTGAGTTTGAGGAGGATGCGATCGCATTCCTCAAATCACTATCTCCAGAAGCAGCTTTGCGGATGATTCAAACTACTGAGTTTAAAGTCCGTGGGGAGGTTCATCCAGTGGACTCAAATACAGTCCGAGACACGGGTTATTTGTTCAAGCGATTAGAAGATAACGGTGGCGTTCCTAACTTGGGGCGGGTGCGTTGTTGGTTATCCGTTCATGAACAGTTAGCTAAGGAATACGTCAACCGACTCCCTGATTTCCCCCTAAAAGTTAACCCCGACTTCCAACGGGTGCAAGGACTGTGTTCTGTTGACGGTTCTTGGGAGATTGAGATCCCAACTTGTAACGCGCAGTTAAAACTATGGGGTCAACAGTTATCCCACTGCGTCGGCGGCTATGGGGAAGCTGTTAACTCCGGTCGGTCAATCATTTTGGCTATCCGAGAATACGGTCGTGTTACCTATACCGTTGAAATGGTCAAAGCAGGCAACTCCTACGCTTGTCAGCAGTTCTATGGATATCGCAACAACAGCGCACCTAAAGAACTTCGAGGCTCCGTCTTGGATGCCTTGTCTCAAGCAAACCTCTGTAAATAAGGAAAACTCCAATGACAAATCAAATCATTTCAATCGTTCTCGAATCTCTGTTAGGTGCTGGCTGTGGCATCCTCGCAGCTTACCTACTCCGTAAATTTAACTAAAAGGGAATCCGCCATGAACATCGATAACTATTCTGAAATTCTCAAGAAAGCCTACGAATTAGGCAAGGCAACTCACCCCGATGCACCGAATCAGTATCATTGTGCATTTGCTAATAGCGTCGCCTGTTTCGTTACAGGAGCAAGTGGGGGATATGGGGGGCCGTCAGTCCGAGAACACGCTGCCGAGCGGATGGGGAGCCGTGAAAAACGAATGGGAGATTGGGGTTTTGTGGAATCGGTTAAATTCTGTGAGTCTCCCTGTTATGGGGAGTTGACGGAATTACACCACGTCCTATTCCGTGATGAATCCTGTTTTGATGATTCAGAGGGGGATTTGGAGGTTTTGCGGAGTCGATTTCAAAAAGCATAAGAACTGTCTGATTTGTGGAGTTACTCTTTTTCCACAAAACCGTTCAGGGTATTGCAAACAACATCGAGAGCATAATCCTGAACGCAAGAAAAGAAAAACCCACAAATATAGACACAGATAATTTTAAACCCTCTAAATATTTAGAGGGTTATTTTTTGATTAGCTCATGCTCAATATAAACGCCTTTTGTTCATCTTCTTACCACTTATTATATAATAATAATTATTCCCCTGCAACAATGCAAATGTTCAGGGGATTGAGTCAACCTTAACTTAGTGAGCAGGTCAACTATGAACAATAATACATCAAAGACAATTACTCAGGAAAGGATTCTCAAATCCCTAACTAAAGCCGGAAATTATTTCTTTGATCGTCCAGAGGTGGTGATCACCGAGACTTTAGCGAGTATCGGGTTAAAGGGTCAATTTAACAATAAAAACCCCATTAGTACCAAAGACGAATTAGAACTCGCTTATCATGGCTTTACCGACCCGGAACAGATATTAAAACGCCTGTCACGCTATCAAGATAAGAAAGGCTTAAATAGTTTTGAGGCTATTAAAGTGGCGTGGGGTAAATCGTTTAGGCACACACTAAGAAAACACTGGGAGCGCCGTGATAAAATACTTAACATCCAAGTGAATAATAATATAAGCGGGTTAGAGCTTGAAACCGTAAATCTTGGGGATGTAGCGATTCAATACCATTCTCAGATTGACGAACTAAAAACATTACCCCGTGACTTCAAAATACTCAAGAATGAGTGTCAATATGTTGCTGAAAGGTTCTGTGATGCCGTTGAAAAATACAACATGACTCTATGGTTCTTTGATGAAAAACAAGACTGTTGGGTGTCAGCAACTATTGAGCAAGTGATCGTTAGTTCTGAATTAAAGGATTTAGCAATTCCATCAGAAGACAAATATTATATCAATCAGAAAGAACTGAACGAGCGCGGCGTAACTACCCAAAAACCAGAATTAGATTGTCTTCAGGATAAGATAATCTGGGAATTTCATCTCATATTAGCCGATGAATCCTATCCAGACAAAGATTCGGGCTCTATTTGGTTCTGTGCAAATTTGGGGGATGAAAAGCCCTCAATGTAGATTTAACCGTTTTAAAAATCAAACCCTCTAAATATTTAGAGGGTTATTTTTTGATTAGCGACTAATAACTAATGTTGTGGTTTCCGGTAACTTATAAATTTAATATTTTGGGGTAATTCAAACCAAATCTAACAAACTTAATTGCTTAAATTCCGGTTGCTTTAGCTCCATGATTTCTAATTCTGTTTCTGAATATTCCCTGGGTTGGAAGATGCGATCGCAAAATTGGATGTGATATAATTCAATCAAGTATTTGGACTAAATAGATGGAAAATGATAAGGATGGATTAGAAACATTTGTTGATCATAACAAAATTAATGAAATTGCCGAAAAAATTCATGCAAGTATGTCAGATGGAGATCATTATGATCCTCCATTTACCTATAGCGAAGCCTACCTCAAATGTGAAGAAAAACATGGGGATATTTATCTTAGTGAAATAGACGATTTGCTTCGTGCTGTCATTCTATATACTCTTGAGAAATCAAAAGATTATGATCTATAATACAAACCCAATATCTTCACCAATAAAAATAACCCAACAATCAATAAGATTCCTGGGTTAGTATCGTCCAATTTCAATCAGTGTGCATCATTATTATAGCACCCTATTTCATCATTAACCATTGCCGAAACCAAAGGTTTTCTTTCTGGAAACAATTCTTTAATTGATTTCACAGCATCAATATAAGACTTACCGAGGTATGTTCCATTATCTGTAAAACTATCGCGGACACTGGCAACAGCCCACCACCCAGACCGACCTCTGAACTCAATATACCAATAACCATATTGGGTATTTTCTCCCGTTGTTTGGGATATTAAATTATTTAATTGTTCTGTTTTTGTTTGCATTCGCAACATCATTTCCTCTCTAATTTTTCCTTGAAGTTCCCAGATATCTTTTTTTATAATGTCGTTCATCTGATTAGCCAACCTCATCTTGTACCCTGAATCCGTAGTAGCATTCTCGTACTCGGTTATTAAATTTTTTAATGCTTCCGTATCCATCATCCCACCTCAAAAGTAACAACATTCCACTTCAATTCTACCTGTAATTCTACCTGTAATTTTACCTGTTCTGATATCCATTTGTCCATACACGAATTAATAAAAACAGGATAATCATTACGAGATTGTAGCCATTGTTTAGGATACTTAACTTTCAATTCCTTAATCGTGAAAGTTTCCTCGGATACGGTAACTTCACGATCCAATGCAATCAGTTTAATTTTAGTTGAATTATTCATAATAAAAAGGGACTGGGTTGTGTTGGTGTTGCATTAAATACAATCTAATGCCCTCCCGGGCAAGAGATTGTCTCAGGTTTGATTGCCGTCGTTAGTGTTTGAATTACTTGCATTGGTAGATACCCCTTTTAACTTCTTTATTATTGCAATAGCTTTTTGATGTTCCGTTGCTAGATGCTGATATTTTTCTTGAATATTTACTAATTGTTCAGAAAAATTAGAGTTAGTTTTCTCCTGTAGCGCGGCTATCTTTTCCCTGAGTTCGTTGTTTTCAACCTCAAGCCTGTTTAAATCATTCTCCCTATAATTAGCCTCCCTCTGAAGGCTTTTAATTTCACTTTGTAATTCAACTATAACCTTGATGTTTTTGGTATCAAAAATTCTATTGATAGCAATACCAATTACACTACTACCACCCAACAGAACGGTAATCAAACCAAATACTGATTGAATCGTTTGGTCTGTAGTAGCTGTTGTTGTATTTGATTGGAGAATAACATGAAAAAAAGACATCAACATTTTGATTACGAGGGTAATTAACTTTTGTAGGCATATTTAATTGATAACATAATCTCTGCAAGCATTGAAGAAAACACCCCGCAAGCTAAGGAAGATATACTGCCATTTTGCTTGATTCCTACAGACAAAAAGAAAACTACTATAAACAATACTGAAAGGATGTGGCAGATATTTAAAAGAATATAGCAAGCAGTCCAAACAGAGGAGCTAATTTCACTACTAAACTCTTTCTTGAACTTGTAGACGAAACACCAACAAATTATCCCGCCAATCCCCACCCCAAGGGTGATAGCGTTTAAAAAATCAATACTCTCATTTATCCATCCAATAGATGTTTCTAATGGGGTAAAAATCATTCCAAACAATCCGACCAGAATCATCACCAGGAAATGATGATTAAAAAATAATGCCTGAACTATATATTTAATTCTAAAAACAGGGCGTGGCATATTGCAATATTTACCCCCTCTTTCTAAAATCGTAAGACTCACCCTCTTTTTTTCGCTCTTTGAGTTTTTTGCTACGTTCATAGTGATGCCCCAATACAAGGAATAGCGATAAAAAACTTATAATAATTTGAATTATTAAAGTTGATATTTTCATATTATCAAACTTGTCATAACCTATCTTGTTAAAGCTGTCAAACAATAACATCAATCCGTTATTTATCAACAGAGTAGATGACAAGTATTGATTCAACTTTCGGTTATCAAATATCAAGGAAAATCCATTAATAATAGAAATCAGTCCGGCAAAGAAAAGCAGGAAGGCATAACCGGATTGATTAAACGGGAGCGAAAAAATTGATATTGATATCATTCTATTGGTGTTAATGGGTTGTTTTTTGACGCTTCAATTGCAGCTAGTTCTGCCGCTTTTCTGGTGGCTATTATTCCCATTGCCTTAGTAACCAAAGCAATTTTTATCCATTCCATCCGCTCTGAAAATCCAGGAAACTCGACTTCTAATTCATTGGGTGTTCCCAAATTTAAGATACCTTCACCTGGGCTTGTTCCTAATACTTCTCCAGTCTCAAGATTGACAATTGAATACTGGTGGCACAGTTCAATTGCAACGTCCAACAAAATCCCACTCACAGGAATCTGTTGGCTTTGCAATACAAAAAAATGGTCTTTTTTTTCAATAGTCATGATTTTATGCCGTGTAAATTATTGTTATGATTAAAGGTTTCGATAAAATTCCTGCGCTGTTTTCAGGAAAATTAAGTACAATTATATTTGTACTATCAACAACAAAATTAAATTGATAATTGGCATTAAGAGTATAAGAGTGGGGTATCCACTGGTTCATAAATAATACCATTATTGATACCGAAGTAATTTTAAGGTGTGCCACTCCATGGGGAATGCTTACAATCCCCCCTTGTGTTGCTGCCGTAGTCCCCGTCAAAACTTTAATCTTAACCCCTGGATGATTAGCATCACCCCCTAAAGAACTAAACCCACCAACATATTGATTTCCTCCAATCCCCTGACCGCCTGTAACTCTACTTGCTCCCGTGGTGGGAGATGTTGATTGTGTTGCATTCGTGAAATTAGCAACTCCACTAAACCTAGAATCCCCGAAAACATCCAAAGGATAAGAAGGATTTGACCCACCAAAACCAACGTTTCCCCCATTAAAATATGACACGCCTGATGCAACAATGTTTATAGTTGCAGTACCGGTATTCCTTAGTGTTAAAGTTCCGTTATCATTTACTGCCGAACTCCCTTGTAATTGTGCCACGGTAAAAGAACCGTTGCTTACTGCAAAACCATTAAATTGTGTTGCGCTTTGAATTAATACGGCACTTGATACCGTCCCACCAGTCAGGGGAAGGTAAGCTGCGGGTAATCGGGCTGCGTTGATGGTTCCAGTTGAGATATTTGAAGCATTTAAAGCTGTTAATGCCGTCCCAACCCCAGAAAAAGAAGTGGCGATCAATGCCCCTGTTAAAGTTCCACCCGCCAATGAAAGATAGGAATTAATATCAATTGAATAAGTCCCATCCCCTGTTTTTTTTAGGAATCCTGGGGTGTCGGATAGCGATTGAATAGCAATTAATTCGTTGCCGATACTGTTAGTTGAAACCGCAGTTACTTGACCCTTAGCATTGACAGTAATAGCAGGAATTGAACTAGCACTACCGAAAGAACCAGCATTACTATTGACCGTTGCCAGTGTTATCGCACTTGTAACATTGGCTGAACCATCAAAACTAACTGAATAACTAGCATCCCCCGTTGTTGTAATTGTCCGTGGCGTGGTTAGTTTTAAAGCCTCTCCCGCAGTAGCAGAACTCGATATCTCAACATAAACAGAACCCGACCATCGGTAAACTTTATTAGTCGTTTC